GATCAGTTATAGCCGACCTTGTGAGGATAGCGGCACAGGCCGCGATCACATTCGCGATAAAGGCCGCACTCAAGGCATTGGGTGGACCGGTTGGCGGATTCATATCCGGCTTCCTGGCGAATGGTGGTACAGCAAGGGCAGGTGAGGCCTACGTGGTTGGAGAACGAGGACCTGAACTGTTTGTGCCAAACTCAACAGGCACAGTGGTTCCTAACAGTGCGATGGCAAACACAGTTGGTGGTGAGGTCAATGTAAACTTCAACATCAATGCCGTCGATGCACAAGGTGTGGATCAAATTTTAGTAAGCAGAAGAGGACTTATAACTAACATCGTCAATGAAGCAATGAACAGACAAGGAAGGAGATTTGCATAATGTCAGGAACATTCCCAACAACAAATTTTAAATCAATCAATTGGCAGAGTAATGCCAATACTATTGTAACCACAACACTAACAAACAAAACTTTCTCAAAAGATTTAGGTGGACAATTTTTTAGTTTTACACTTGAAAGTGTGCCATTAAAAAGAGACGACTTTGGTACCATACAAGCGTTTATTACAAAACAACGTGGGCCATTCGAGACTTTTACAGTTGTGCCACCAGTCATTGGCAGTAGCAATGGTACATTTGTGAATGACGGCACTAAATTGCCAGTTACTTCAACTGCGGCTGTTGGAGCAAGTACAATTACAGTAACACCATCCGGCAGTGGTACTTTAAAGGCAGGTGATTTAATAAAATTTGCAAATCACACAAAAGTTTACATGTTGACCGCAGACAAGACGTTAAGCAACACAACACAAACAACAATAGATATTTTTCCAAATTTAATCACAGCAGTGCCATCTTCGCAAAACACAGTTACAACTGATGTGCCTCTCACTGTGAGATTTACAAATGATGCACAGGAGTTTGAATTGGAAGCCGACGGTGTTTACAGATATGAATTAGATGTAGCGGAGACTTTATAATGCCAAGAGACCTTTCTACAACGGCACAAACAAGTTTGGCTGGCACAACAAGGAAAGTTGTAGATCTAGTAAGGATCACTTCACAAGATGGCACTGCACTTTTTTTGCTTGGCACTGACAGCAGTGTTAGTGCGTTGAATTTTACAAACTGTGATGTAAATTTAACTTTTGATTCAGTAACATACAACGCAAACTTAGGATACATTGGCCACAGTCAAATATCAGAGACTGTAAATGCAAACAATGAAAAAGTGTCTTTATCATTTACTGGTGTTGATCTAAGCAACGCAGAAGCAATATTAAATGCAAACTTTGTGGGGGCAAAAGTGGTCATAAGGAAAGCAATCATAGATGCCGATTACACAATTACAACTAGTAAAGTTTATGAGGTGTTTGAAGGCTTTGTAAACACATTTAGCCTTTCAGCAAATCAAAACACTGCAGATTTCCAACTGGAGTGTGGTGGTCCTTTCAGTGCATTTGAAAAATCAAGTGTATATGGATTTGCATCAACACAGAGCCACCAATCAGTTTTCGAAGAAGATGAAGGATTCAAATTTACTACAGACACACTAACAGATCTTAAATGGGGTAAAGCATAATGGGTATAGGTTCATGGTTTCAACGTAAGAAAGATCAAGTTTTAAATATACCAAAAAAAATTATTGATCCTGTAATTGATTTTACAACAGACGCTGTCAAAGGTGTGGTAAATTTTGTAATGAGTCCTTTTACAGGAGGATTTGATGTACCAGACATATCCATTGACACGCCTACCGCCATAGAAAGAGCAACCTCAGTTGACTTCACACCCAGCAACAAAGCAATACCTGTGTGCTATGGCAAATATGTTGAACGTGGAGTGCAAACCGTCTTTGTGGACACAGCAGGTGACAAAAATCAATATCTTTACATGGCGGGTGTTATTGGTCTTGGAATGACGCAGGAAGAAAACTTTGGTTCGAGGTTGTTTAACTTAATGATTGATGACCAAATATGCGATATAACAACTGCTACTGGTTCAAGTAGTTCAAACAGCGTTTACACCAACCCCAATGTTTCTGCAGGATCAAGTACAAACGGTGCATATGATTCAAAGACAGAACCCGGATTTGTTGGAGATGGTTTTCCAAGATTTGGAGGACATTTCGTTGGCGAGTCATATGGTCGACAGCCAATTACATATTCAGTAACAACAGGCAGATTCAAAAATAGAGTTAAGTTTCAATTGTTTGATGGCAGTGACGTGCAACCACCATCCGACCTGTTGAGTGAGTCACCAAATTGGAATTTTAACAAATACTCACCTCTACTACGTGGTGTGCAATATATCGCGTTGAGATTTGAATGGACAAATGATGAGATTAAAGATGAAAATGGCGAAAACTTAACAAATCCATTTTCAAGTTTGCCACGTGTTGTAGTTGTTGCACCGGGTAAAAATGTGCCAAAATTAGTGCGAGAAAAAATATCATCACCTGGTTTTGAATTTGACACAGACACAAACACATCCGGTGACACAATACCAAATATGCCAACTCCTGCAGATTATTCTGTGGTCTTTGCCAGTGGTGCATACAATCACAAAGGCACAAGGCAAGATGGTTATGATGTTTCAGGCAATCCAGTAGAGATATTATTGGATTATATGTTGAATGATAGATATGGTGCCGGCATACCTTTATCAAAAATAGATCAAAACAGTTTTGTAAATGCCGCTGTGGCGTGTGGTAGGGTAAGGCCTGAGAACACTTCAGCAGGCAGTCATTTTGCCGCGAACAATTTACAAATGATTTACAAAACAAGTGCATCGGGTGCCATTTTTCCAGAGGTAAGATTCAGAAGAGATGTTGGTAAGGAGGACGGTGGTTTTAACGGTTTAACATATCCAAACAGTGTATATTACAGACAGTTTGTGATAGACACAGGTGCAACACACCTACAAAACATCAACAGAATATTAACCAGCATGGGGGCAATGATGCCTTATGTAAATGGCAAATTTAAATTGATAATTGAAAATGCAGGAGTACCAGAAGACAGTTACAGCATACCAACAGATGCTGATCTTAAAGCCAGTCATACTTTTACATTCACAGATGACAACATTGTGGGTGGCATAAATTTTACAGGTGGTGCATTGAACAACACATTCAACCAAATCAAAGTAAATTACACAGACATCGAACATAGGTCACAAAACAATTCTGTGGTATGGCCGCCATCAACGGACGGACAATACACAACATTTAGAAGGCAAGATAATGATATAGATCTCATAGGCACTGTGACCAATGCGGGTATTGTTAATCCAATTGCGGCTATCCATTATGCAAAATGTTTGGTATTGAAAAGCAGACAAAGGCAACAGATTACTTTTAGAACAACAGAATCAGCAACCAATCTAGTGCCAGGCGACCTAGTAAGAGTAACCTCAGCAGTATTATCAATTGACCATATGTTTAGAATTAACAGCCTTGTGCTAACACCAGATGGTGAAATTGAAATAAATGCATTTAGGCATTATGTGGATTCTTACCGTTTCGATGACTTAACATTGTTTGACGACATACTTGGTTCATTTAGATTTGTGCGAGATAAAATTAAAAAGAAACCAATAATTTCACCTGCCAAAAATGTGTTTGCACAACCACAAGGACTAACTGCACGTTCACAAGCGGTTAACACAGACAGTTTGGACAAAGACAAAAAAAGTAACATACTTTTAAAATGGCGTGATGGTAACATCAACAGTGCTTCAAACAGTTACGAGATACAAGTTAAGAAAAACACAGATGCCAATGAACAATTTACTTCAGTTGGTACCACACGTAACCAAGAATTTACAATTGACACATCTGCTTTTGCAGGTGGCCAAAAATTAAATGTGAGGGTACGTGCTATCGCAAACAATGGTACTTTCAGTTCTTTTGCGTCAACAGATGTAACCACAAAAGGATTTTTAGGTGCGGCACTGTCTGATATTGTGTTTCCATATTTCAAAAAAAATGCAGATGACCAAGTAGGTAGTTTTTCAAGTGGTGCTGGAACTGGAAATGTTACAGTTGGCACAAGAACAACATCACAAATACAAGACACAGGAGAAATTTAATGCCAATAACA